CGGAAAGAAGTACAACGGCCAGGAGGGGCGGAAGCCGCTTGCGATCTTCAAGCAGGACCTTCCCATCCCGGAGGAGAACGACGTGGACGCCGACACCGACGTGGCGCACGCGCCCTACATCGTGGTACGCATGACCGGCGGAGAGATCGCGGACGATAAAAGCCCGCAGACGGTGGAGTTCAGCCTGATCATCTGCGCCTATGACACCGGCATCGAGCGGGCGGGCTTTCAGGATGTTGCCAACATCAAGGAAGACATCGTGCAGAGAGCGTGCACTGCGCCGTACTTCGGCGGAGCCTTCACCATCCTAAAGCCTATCGCCTGGGCCTTGCAGCAGGACGACACAGCCCCGTATTACTACGGAGCTGTGACCATGAACTGTACAGCTCCGGCCATGACCCAAGACACCGAATTGGAGGGACTGCTATGAGCAAGAAAAGAGAACCCCGCGCGGCGGATATGGCCGCGCCTATGAGCGAAGCCGCTGCGGCGGCGGAGGTCAAGACTGCCGTTCCTATGGAGCGGGAAGCAAAGACCGGCCCCGTCGTCTACTGCGGCCCCAGCGTGCGCGGCGTTGCCAGACAGTACACCGTGTACGCGGGCACCATTCCTGCCGCGCTGGCAGACTTCATTCAGGCCCACCCGGCGGCCAAGGGGCTGCTGGTGAGCGTGGGCCGTTTCGCTCAGGTGAGAAGCAACCTGGGCCGGAGCGGGACGGCGGAGGCTATCCTGTTCCAGAAAATCAAATCCGAATTGTAAGAAGGAGGAAAGAACGTATGTATCGACATGGCATTTACGTCAGCGAGCAGGAAACCAGCATGATCGCTCCGCTGAACGGAACAGCCGGTTTGCAGGTCGTGATCGGGACTGCCCCGGTGCACCTGCTGGCGGACCCGGCTGCGGCCATCAATAAGCCTCTGCTGGTATACAGCAAGGCGGAAGCCATCGCTGCCGTTGGGTACAGCGACGACTTTGCGAGTTTCACCCTCTGCGAAGCGATCTCCGCTTCGTTCGCGGTGGTGAACGTGGCCCCCCTGGTGCTGATCAATGTGCTGGACCCGGCCAAGCACTCCGCCGAGATGGAGGAGAAGACCGTGCAGATCAACAGCGGCATGGCTGTTGTGGAGGAGACGGGCGTGCTCCTGAGCACTCTGGTGGTGAAAAACGGCGAGGAGACGCTGACCGCTGAGGAGGATTACACCGCCGTTTATAACGCCGACGGCACCGTGAGCATCGTCCTGATCGAGGGCGGAAAGGCCGACGGCGCGACCAACCTGACCGTTTCCGGCAAGAAGGTGGACGCCAGCAAAGTGACCGCTGCCGACATCGTGGGCGGCGTGGATGCGGCCACCGGCGCGGAGACCGGCCTGGAAGTCGTGCGCCAGGTCTACCCCAAGCTGGGCATGACCCCCGGCATCCTGACGGCTCCCCGTTTCAGCACCAACGCCACCGTGAGCGCGGCCCTGCAGGCGAAGACGAAGGAGATCAATGGCGTATTCAAGTGCGTGTGCATCGCGGACGTGGACAGCGGCGCGGACGGCGCGCGCAAGTACACGGACGTGAAGGAGCAGAAGGAGCGCCAGGCTTTGACCGACCCGAACGCTTACGGCGTGTGGGGCTACGGCAAGGTGGGCGACGTGATGTACAGCGGCTCCGCCCTGGCCTCTGCCCTGACCGCCTACACCGACGCGGCCAGCGACGACATCCCCAGCAACCCCGGCAATAAGACCATCGCCATCAGCGCTATGTGCCTTGCCGACGGCACCGAGGTCCTGCTGGACCAGGACCAGGCCAACGTAGTCAACAGCTACGGCGTGGCGACCTGGCTGAACATGAACGGCTTCCGCCTGTGGGGCAACCGCACCTGCGCCTACCCCGGCAACACGGACCCGAAGGACAGCTTTTTCTCCTGCCGCCGCTACATGAGCTGGCGCGCCAACAGCTTCATTCTGACGTATTTCCAGAAGGTGGACAGCCCTCTGAACAAGCGCCTGATCGAAGCCATCGTAGACAGCGAGAACGTGCGCGGCAACGGGTATGTCGCCATGGGCGTCGCCGCAAGGGACGAGATCGTGTACAACGAGGACGAGAACCCCGTCACCGATCTGATGAACGGCAAGATCACCTTCCACCAGTACATGACCCCGTACACCCCGGCGGAGGACATCGAGGACATCATCGAGTTCGACCCCGACGCGCTGGTAAGCGCACTGAGCTGATAAGGGAGGTACGAAAACATGAGCATCAGCAACAACTACATCCCTGAGAAGATCAACGACTTCAACACCTATCTGGACGGTAACAAGATGATCGGCGTAGCTGCGTCTGTTACGCTGCCGGAGGTGAAGATGAAGACCAGCACCGTGTCCGGCGCTGGCATCAACGGCGAGATCGACAGCCCCACCATCGGCCAGTTCGAGAGCATGGAGCAGGAGATCGACTTCAATGTGCTGTACAGCAGCGCCATGGATATGCTTTCTCCCCTGTCCGTGGTGAACCTGACGCTGCGCGCCGCCCAGCAGGTCTACGATAAGACCGGCGGCTACGCCTTCAAGGGCCTGCGCGTGGTGGAGATGGGCCGCGTGAAGACCTTCAACCCCGGCAAGGTGGAGAAGGGCGAAGGCATGGAGGCCAAGGTGACGCTTGAGCTGACCTATCTGCTGGTGGAGAACGACGGTTCCCCGCTGCTGGAAGTGGACAAGCTGAACGGCGTCTACAAGGTCAACGGTGTGGATATGCTTGCAGGCATCTCCGAGCTGACCTGATAAGGCCGGAAAGTCAAAAGCGAAACGAGCAGGCTCTACTCTCTGCACAGGCGGAGGGTAGGGCCTGCGCCATATTCAAAAATCGAAAGGAGCAGCACTATGAGCGAAGAAAAGAACATGATGGCGGAGGCCAACGAGGAAACCGCGCAGACCACGCAGAGCGAGCGCGTGATCGACCTGGGCAAGCCCTACAAGTTCGAGGGCACGGAATACACTTCCATCGACCTGAGCGGACTGGATAAGCTGACGGTGAAGGACGCCATCGACGCCCAGCGCCAGCTTTTCAACGAGCGGGAGGTGGCCGCCGCTATGCTGTGCGAGACCACGACCGCGTTTGCAAGGGCCATCGCCGCGAAGGCGGCGGAGCTGCCCATCGAGTTTTTCAAGCTGATGCCGCGCGGGGCCAGCCGCAAGGTGGCCGGTGTCGTGCGCAACTACATGAACGTGGATGCCGCGACGGAGAACCACGTGATGCAGCTTGAGGAGCCGTATCACTTCAAGGGCCAGACCTACACGGAGGTGGACCTGAACGGCATCGCGGACCTGAACAGCATGAACGAGAGCGAGGCAGAGAACCGGCTGGCACGCGCTGGCTTTATGGTGACGGAGACCTCCTTCAACTACCTGTTCGCCTGCATCCTTGCGAGCATGGCGACGGGACTGCCGGAGGAGTTCTTCACGGGACTGCCGCTGCGCGAGGTGCTGAAACTGAAAAACGCGGTGAACGACAGCGGTTTTTTCGAGTAAAGGGCGGGGCGAAAGCCTTACGCCAAGCGGCCATCCGCCTGTCAGCGGTCACGAGAACGGGCGTGGACTTCTACCTGAAACTGCCCGTCGAGGAGTTTATCGCGCTGAATAACGAGGTGGCGGAGGAATGGCACAGAACAAAACATTAGAGTTAAGCATCAAGATCGCCGGTAAGGTAGACAAAAGCCTGACGACGGCGATCAACCAGACCAATACCCTGATGGGGAGCCTGACCACCACCATGAGCAAGGTGGGCACGGCGGGGCGTTGGGGGGTCGTGGGGGGGGGGGACGCGGGGGGCGGAGGCGCGCCGTCACACACCTCCGAGGCCGCGAAGCTGGAAAACAATATGTCTGCGATGGTGCGCTACGTGGACGGGCTGACGGAAAGCGCCACCACCAGCACCGAGCAGGCACAAAGCAACCTGAAAGCCATGAGGACCTATATCCAGGACCTCAGCACGCAGATACCACGGACCACCGAACAAATCTCCAAGATGTCGGCGGCCCTGGGCCAGTCCGGCATCGGTGCGGACCGGCAAATGAGCACGGGCATCCTGCGTGATACCGCCGTCGCCGCGACCGCTATGGACCTTGAAGACGACACGGCGGGCAACTACATGGCGAAGTGGGAGGCCGCCTTCAACTTCAACCATGACCAGGTAATGACGCTGATGGACCAG